GCCGTAGAGCCTACAAATAAAGCATTCTTTATATTTTGATTTGCTGTTTTAGGCAATTCTTTTAAGTCTTTGAGTTTCTTTTGTAAATCTTGTAACTTATCTACAGTTTGTCCTACTTGTCCTATCAATTGACCAGCGACTTCATACGCTCTTGGGTGTTGTCCCTCTCTAGCAATATCAAGTATACCTTCAATCGCTTCCTGTCCTCTTTCAATTAGATTGTAATAGTTTTCTCTGCTGTATTTGTAGTCATTATCTACATCAGCTTTATCGTTATCTTCTCTACGTGGAACTACGGGTTTAAAGTCTTGTTTGACTATTTCTTTTTTGGGTTCAGGTTTATCTATACCTAGAATCTCGTTTACTTTATCTTCCAATTTTGTCATAATCTATTATTATTTATTAACTTGTAGTTATTTCAACTATGTTTGCTGAACTTGTTTCGCCTGTAAATTCTTCGGTTGCTGATATATTTGGATATGTAGGAGCATCACCTTGACCACCAGCAACTAGACCTGCAGTAGTTGTTCCTATAGAACCTGACATTCCATATCCTCTAGCAGTTGCTAAATTAGAACTAGTTGACCAAACTGAACCATCCCAACCTTGACTTGTTGCATATTTAATTTCACCTGGAGCATTTCTACCTCCAGCAGCAATTGCTGATGTTTGAGTACCAAATGCGCCTGCAAAAAAACCTATTGGTGATTTACTTTGAGTTAACATCACAGACGGTGCTTGGTCTGACCAAGTAGAACCATCATATGTAAATGTAGTTCCTCCAGTATCACCACCTCCACTCAAAGACGCAGTTTGTGTTCCAGCTCCCATTCCATATCTTACTCCTGCTGGTAAAGTTCCTCCAGAAGTCCAAGCTGATCCGTCATATTCATATGTGGCAGTACTACTTGCTGCACCTGGTGAAGATATACCTCCCCAAGCTAAACCTGCTGTTTGTATTCCACTTGTGTGCATTCCATTATTTGCTGTTGGTAAAGCACCACCAGCTGTCCAAGATGAACCATCATATTCTTCAGTATTAGTAAGTGCAAAATTAGGTCCTGGTCCAGCTCTTCCTCCGACTGCTAATCCCGCTGTTAGTGTTCCTGATCCTCCTACATAATAACGGCTTGTGCCTAAACTTCCACCAGCTGTCCAGGTAGAACCATCATATTCTTCAGTTGCACCTGTTGTTGGACTTCCTCCAAAAGCTAAACCAGATGTTTGAGTTCCTGCTCCACCTAAAGCATTTCTAGCCGTATTTAAATTCCCACCACTCGCCCACGCAGCTGGTGTGATGACGTTTGTTGATACATTGTATTCTTCTGTTAAATTTGTTCTTACATTAGGTCCATCAATATAACCTCCAGATAATAATGCTGAACTACCATCTGCTCCTGCACCTGCAGCCAATCGTCTACCAGTTGCTAATGTAGCAGGTGAAACTGTCCAAGTTGTTCCATCATATTTTGTTGTTTGTGTTGGTGCTGGAGGAGGACCAACTCCGTAAACTAAAGCATCAGTTTGTGTTCCAGTGGCACAATGTTGTGAAAGAGAAGATGGATGAGCACCACCAGCAGTCCAAGTAGTTCCATCATATTCTTCTACAGCTGTACCGCTTGGTGGACCACTTACTGCTAAACCAGCAGTTTGTATTCCTGCGGCACCAAAATCTGCTCTTCTTGCATTAGACATGCTTGTTTCTGAAGAATATGAAGTACCATCATAATGTTCTACAGTTGATAATGATGTAGGTCCTGGATTAAAACCACCAGCAACAACACCTGCCGTTAATATTCCAAATCCTGCACCTTCACCTCTTCCAGTATTTAAATTTCCACCTGCTGTCCAAGCAGAACCATCATATTCTTCCGTATCGGCATTATTAGGATAACTTCCAGATTGTACGGCAGCTGTTTGAGTTCCATATGCTTGAATAGAATAAGCACCCGCACCCATATTACCACCAGTTGTCCAACCTGATCCATTATATTCTTCAGTAGATGTTGTTGGTGCTCCTGTATAACCTGAATATGTTAAAGCTGCGGTTTGAGTTCCACAACCTTTTACATAATTTCTACTTACACTTAAAGGCGATCCACTACTCCAAGCCTCACTTGAAACCACACTCTTTAATGCGTTTGAAGTTGTATTATACCATACATCACCTGTTCCGACTGGCGTTGGGTCACTTGCTACTTTTTGTACAAAGTCACCAACTGAAGCGGGTACACTTGTAACATTCGTTAAACTTGCATTAGCGATATTATCTGCTGGTATAGTACCAGTTAAATCGGCCGAATCAAACTTACCTGTCGGTGTGATGTTGTTATAGAAATTTCTTTTAATTGTACCCATAGTTTTATTTATTAACTTGTTGTTACTGTTTTGACAGCAGCTGTAGCTGCTGTAAATTCTTCTGTTGGACCTGGACTTGTATTATATGGTGAAGCACCTATGATATAAGCACTAGGACTACTATCTGTTGAGTTAGATCCACCTCTTTCTCCTGCATTTGCTAAAGTTGCCATAGCTGCCCAAGACGTACCATCATATGACTCAGCGTCAGCAATATTTGGTGAAGGTGAACCTGGTCCTTTACCTCCTGCTGAAAAAGCAGATGTTTGAGGACCACCAGTTGCAAAGTTATTTCCTCTTGCATTTGAAGCAGCTGTTACATTTGTCCAAGATGTTCCATCGTATTCTTCTGCTTGATTAGTGTCTGGACCAACAGGACCATATCTACCAACTTTTAATGCTGCGGTTTGTGATCCTGCACCACCTAAAGCATAACTTGCTGTATTCATAGCATTTTCAGCAGTCCAAGAAGAACCGTTCCAAGAAATTGTGTTTGTTGAAGTATAAGTAGGTGCAACACCACCTCCAAATCCTAAAATTGCTGTTTCTGAAGTTCCTGCACCTGATGATCCTCCACTATTATATGGCATACCTGTTTCATTAGTCCAAGATGTTCCATTATAACTTTCATTTTTATTTGAATCAGCTGGTGGAAATCCTGGGTTATTAGGATTTAATGAACCAGAAAATGCTAAAGCAGATGTTTGTACTCCTGCACCAGCCATTACCCTTCTTGGTGAATTACTATTACCTCCAGTACCCCAAGTAGTACCATTATATTCTAAAGTTTGATTATCAAGTGGTTGTGGACCTCCACCAACATTACCGTGTGAAAGTAGAGCTGCTGCTTTAGTTCCACAAGTTGCACCTCTTCCTTTGTTGATAGGTATATTAACACCAGCTGAAAAAGCAGCCGCTGTAAACCCATAATTCTTTAACTTACCTGTTGAACTATTGTACCATATATCTCCTAATGTTGGAGATGGCGGGTCACTAGCAACTGATGGTATCGCACTTCCTAAAGATGGTGATAAAGCAGATACATTAGTTACACTTGCGTCAGCAATATTGTTTGCTGGTATATTGCTATCTAAATTAGTAGCACTTAACTTACCTGTTCCTGTAAGACTGTTTGCAAATGTTCTTTTAATTGTTCCCATAGTTTTAACTCGTTGTTATTGTTGAAGCAGTAGCGGCTACTGTTTCGCCTGTAAATTCTTCTGTTGTTGTTACTCCAGCACCTCTTAAACCACCACCAACAACTGCTGATGTAGAAATACCAAATCCAGCTGCATATCCTCTTTCACTAGCCAATTGAGGTGCAGTCACAAAACTTGTTCCATTATATAATTGTGAATTTGCTACTCCACTTGGAGTACCCCCATTACCTCCACTTGTAAATAAAGCAGAATCTGAATTTGCACCTGCAGCACTAGCACCTTTTGTACCTACAACTAATGATCCTGTGGTTGTAAAAGAAGTTCCATCATATTCTTCTGCTGCTGTGTTAGTAGGACTATTTCCACTACCAGCAAATATAGCAGATGTTTGTGTTCCTGCTGCAGTTGCAGCAAATCTGGCAGTGTTTGCATTATTACCAGTTGTCCAAGTAGATCCATCATATTCAAAAGAAGTATTTGTTGTGTTAGGTGCACCTGGTTGTGTTAAACCCATTGCAGCAAGAGCTGCAGTTTGAGTTCCGCAACTTCCTTGAGAAACTCTATTAGATGGTAAATCGTTTTGTTCACTCCAAGATGTTCCGTCATATTCTTCTACGAAGGCTTGTGCACCTCCACCGTATGCAGAGTCTGTACGTCCACCAACACAAAGTGCAGCTGTTTGTGTTCCATTACCATTAGCCATTTCATATCTTGCAGTTCCCATATCATTTTGTTCTGACCAAGATGTACCATTATATTCTTCAGTTTTTCCTGTTTCAACAGGACCATAACCACCAAATGCCAAACCTGCAGTTAATGTTCCGGCACCAGCCATTTGATATCTTGCTTGATTTAAAGCACCACCACTTGCCCAAGCGCCAGATGTTGTTACATTTATTGATAAGTTGTATTCTTCGGTTACTGTTGTTACACCAGGTTGTGTAAAACCACCAAAAGATAAAGCACTTGTTGTTCCACCAGCTCTACCCATTTCAGCTCTTGCCGTAGCTAATGATGTAGAAGATGTTGTCCAAGAGGTACCATCATAACTTTCAGTTGCATTTGATTTTGCAGGTGAACTAATAAGACCTCCAAATGCTAATGTAGCTGATTGAGTACCTGACGACCTTAAAAACATTCTAGCAGTATTTAAACTTCCTCCTGATGTCCAAGCTGTACCATTATATTCTTCAGAAACGCTAGTATATGGGTTACCTCCAGCAGCAAGTGCAGCTGTTTGAATACCTGAAGCACCTAAAGCATATCTTCCTGTTCCCATATCTCCACCAGCAGTCCAAGATGTTCCATCATATTCTTCGGTTTTACTTGTGTTTCCTATACCACTAAAAGCCAAACCTGCTGTTTGAGTACCTGCTCCACCCAATCTTTGTCTACCAAAATTTAAAGGATTTGAACTTGTCCAAGTAGATCCATCGTATTCTTCAGTTTGTGTTTGTTGTTGTGATGGTCCAATTCTTCCTCCAAAAATAACTGTAGAAGTTTGTGTACCAGCACCATCAAACTCTCTCCTTGATGTGTTTATATTACCACCATTAGCCCAACCTGAACCATTATATTCTTCTGTTTTATTTTGGTCTCCTGTACCATCAATATATCCTCCTGCACCTATAGCAGCTGTTTGTGTAGATGAACTTGCACTTGCTAATAATCTTCTTGCTGTAGTCAAAGGCGCTCCACTACTCCAAGCCTCTATGGGTAAATATCCCTTTAAAACACCTTCAGTAGTGTTATACCAAATATCACCAGTTGATGCTGGCGTTGGGTCACTTGCTACGGATTGAATTGTATCGCCTAAAGATGGACCAAAAGTAGTAATATTGGTAAGTGAGTCATTGTTGACGTTAGACGCTGGTACTGTACCTGAAAGGTCAGTAGCGTCAAACTTACCATCACTTAAAATGTTGTTGGCGAGATTTCTTTTTAAAGAGCCCATGCTTTAGAACTCCTATGTGTTTATCGGTAGATATTTAACCGTGATTTCAGCGCCACTTACTGGTGCTGTTGCAAAAGTTAATGTTGTACTTGAAATTGTATAATCGTCTGTTGGTGTTAAAATAATACCGTTGACATCTACAATCACATCATCAACTGTTCTACCAGAGTTGATTGTTAATGTCGTTGTAGAACCATCCCCTGTACCTGTCGCTTTTCCATAAGTTAAAGTCGTTTGAATACCTGATGATTTTACCTGTGTAACAGCGCCGTCTTCTAATCCGTTTGTTCCTATTCGTGTTAAAGCCATTTCTATATCCTATATTAAGATTATTGTCTTTATACTATTTATAAGATTAAGTTTATGGAAATATGTTAAATGCAAGTGGTTAGTGGTGTGGAGGTATAACCACTTGCATGACTATTTATAACGTTTTAGTGTTATAAAATTAATGATGTTATTTAAACTGTTTTCCAGTAACCCAAGCAACTAAAGAATTTCTTTCTCCTTTTGTTACAGGCTTAACTTCATGCAAAATATAAGATGGAAATAATACTAATGTTCCTTGTTCTTTTTTCATTTCTGTACCTTTTTCATCTTCGTATAAAAATAATTCTCCACCTTCATATTCTTTAGGGTCAGTAAGTTGAATTGATAATGATAGTTTTCTTATTACAAAATCTAAAGTTCTATCAATATGTTTTCCATATTTATCTGATGGTGCTTTATAATTAGTAAATTGTAATCCCTCATTTAAACCATGAAGATCAAATTGAAAAAACCTATCATTAAGATTTAAAACTATATCTGTAATTCTTCTATATACCCAATCTAAATTATCTTCAGGATATAACCAAGTTATTTTACTTGATCTGACATCTGTTTTATTTTTAGTAACACCTTTAATTAAACCTTTATTTTTTGCAGTTTTAATTATTTTTTCACATTCTTCTGGTGTAAATGCTTTTTCCCAATAAGCAAAAGTATAAAGTTTATCTAAATAAAAATTCCAAGATGGATTATTAAATTTTTTCACATCAATAATTATTTATTATATTAAATCCCAAGTTTGATTTTGTTCGTTCCAAGTGTAATAATTATTATTATCAATTTGTTCTTGTGTTAATTCTGGTCTTGCGACAGGTGGATCCCATCTACAAGTGGTTTCGTTTAATGTCCAACTGTTAAAAGGTTTAGGTGGAATAAAAGCATCTCTGTCTTCATCATAAGTCATACCTACTCCAGCAAAATTTTTTCTAATGTTTCCATTATAAGATGTTTGTTTCCAAACTGCCCAACCGGTTGATTGAGTTAAAAAATCAATTCCAATATTTTCTTGTTCTACACCATTACTATCGTGTAAAACTTCATTTTTTACTACTTGAACTTGAAGTACTTTTCCATTTAATCCTATTTTTGCAAAGTGTGCCATTACGCTGTGTAACTCCCGTTTCCTGTAAATGTTAAAACTGTTTTACCACTAACTCCTGTGGCAACTGTTGGACTTCCAGTTGTTGTACCAGAATAATTTGCATCTGGCATACTTAAAATAACTACACCACTTCCTCCATCACCACCTGTTTGATCTGGTCCTGAACCAGAACCACCACCTCCTCCGCCACCTGTATTTGCAGTAGCATCTGAAGCATCAGTATGTGGAGTATCAGTACCACCAGCACCTCCACCACCATCTCCTCCAGGTCTTTGTGTTCCATCTACTCTAGTTGAACCACCTCCACCTCCAGCATAAAAAACTGCACTTCCTGTTATTGAATTAGATGTTCCATCTCCACCATAAGAGTGTCCATCGGTATTACCAGCTTCTCCAGCACCTCCACCACCTCCACCACCTCTTTGAGGTGAAGTTGCACCAGCACCACCATCATTTCCTTGACTTGGAGATGTACTAGGTGTGTTTCCTGATCCACCTGGACTTGGCATAGTAGTTCCTCCTCCACCACCACCAGAGCCACCAGTTCTTGAATTTTGTCCTCCACCTGTACTTCCACCACCACCACCAGAAGATGTTATAGTAGTTATACCTGTTCCTGAAATAGAAGAATCTGAACCATCAGCACCCGAACTAGATGGTCCACCACTACCTGCTCCACCAGCACCAACTGTAACATTATAAGTTGTTCCTATAGTAAAATCTTGTGTTGAGGTTCTATAACCTCCAGCTCCACCTCCACCACCATCATCTTGTCCGCCACCACCTCCACCAGCGACAACTAACATTTCTACTGAATAAGATGTTATAGATTCATCAGTAACATCATCATCAGATGTTGGAATCCAACCATTTGTTGCACCTGAATAAACTATTCTTACTGATTGACCATTACCATCATAAACAGGATTTTCAGTACCACCTTGAAAATTTAAACTATTTAAACTTAATGTAACATTATTTGTTGCCCAAGTTCTAGCATAGTCAGATAATTCTATTGTATCTCCAACACTTGCTGAACCTGGTAAAGTAACTGTAACTGTTCCTGATGTTGTGTCTATCCAATAACCTTTACCTGCCTCTACTGTTAAACCTGTAGAACCATCAGCAACAAAAATACTTGATTGCCAAGATGTGCCTGTTTCAATAGTAGTTGAACCACCTAAAGAAACGGCTGAACCATTTATAGTTACTGAAGAATTTGCTAACTTAGCGTTTTCTACAGTACCGTCTGCTAGTTTAGCGTTTGTTAATGTACCGTCTGCTACATCAGCAGCACTTATAACACCATCAGCGACTTTATCGCTTGTAATAGCGTCATCAGCGATTGAATTTGATTTGATTTTACTAATTGCCATAGTTGTTTCTCTCTACTATTATTTATACTATTTATTCATCTGTATCCGTTGAAGGATTGTAATTTTTTGCGTCATTAAACGTTGTTATTGTTGTTGTAAATCCAAAATCATCATTCGCATCAGCGCTTGTTGGATTTGGAGTAATTGTAATTCTTTCTTCTCTTGTTGAAACTGGCGTATCTGTGTATAGATCAGATTGTACTTCTTTAATAGTTTTTTGAGTAGTCGCCGGTCCAAATAGATAAGTTTTAGCGGTAAAGTTAAGTGTATAGATTACCGCTCTACGAGTTGTAAAATCACCACTATAACTA